AAAACACCAGAGTGGCCATTTGGTGTACTCGTCAGAGGGAGGGGATAAGACGCCAGTGGCGCAAGACCGTGGCAGGCGACGGGGCGGGGCCAAGGACGACCTTGCGCAGGAGCGCGTGCGCTTCGACAATCATTGCAGGGTCGGGGCTGACTACCGCGAGATGGAGCTGGCCCGGGCCAGGCGACATTAGCAGGACGTCCCCGGGCCGGGCTGGCCCGCCGACCGGCAGGAAGGAGTGGCGCTGGGCCCAGGCATCCGCATCCGGCCAAGTGCCAGTGCGCAGAAGGTAGCCCGTCGGCAGTTCGCATCGGCGACCTATGGCCCGCAACCCGGCAACCACTACGCCTACGCAATCCAATCCGGTTTCAGGCGAGCGTCCGTGCAACCGGAATTTGGCGCCAACCAGTTCCAGCGCCGCTCGCGCGAATGCCTGTTCCTCGTCCATCAGCCGACCGGGTAGCGGGCCAACAGGTCGTTCCCCGGAAGGAATGGCTCACCCCGAAAATTAATAGCGTTCTGGAAGCGGTCGTGGCAGGTCCCGAGCGTCCGATCACAGCCTTCCCGCAGAATAACGGCGGTATTCGACGGGACCGGGCGCTCGATCGGCTTAGCCAGCACCAGCTGGCCTTCAACGCAGTCTACTATGCCGGTCCGTGTCCCTGCCAGGGGCCCGTCGACCCACCGCAGTTCGCCGCCTGCCAACTGCCCCGGAGCTATTGACGCGGAGACTTCGACCGAATTTGCATTCAGGTCGACAGCTGAAATGGTCCCGCGGTGGGTGTAACGGGCACCTGACAGCGAGCAGCCCGGGCCGCAGAATGTCGCTCGGCAGGTCGGGCTGGTGCGGGGAATGGTATCCATGTTCAAATCGACCTTGCGCGAACGCAGCGCCGCGTTGAACTTGCCCCCGTCTTGCGACACTTCGCCGATCGTGCCTTCGTAAAGCACATGGGTATCGTGATTTTCCCAGTCGATCAGGCCTACGACGACCCTGGCGCGGTCAAATCGTCCCACGCCCAGGTCGGCCTCACTGATGGCATCGTGCGTCAGTGCGCCGTCAATTTCGGCACTGTCCGGCTCCAGGTCTGAAGAGCACCGGATTGCCGAGGGGATCATCCCGGGCGCGGTTCTGTGGAGGACGTCGTCAAACCACAGGTCGGCGTCGTGGGTAGTAAACCCCAGGGTCACGCCATCGGTGCGATAAATTCGCCAGAAGGTGGCGACGGTCTCGACTTCCTGAGAAAACCAGATTCGGCTCATACGTCCTCCCTGATCTCCACAACAGGCACGTTCGGCGCCTCACCTGCCGCGAAGTTCGCGCCGGACACCTGCAGGTGATCCTCGGCAAAGCGTACCGGCACGTCGAACAGGTAGCCTGCGCGCACGATCGCCCCGGCCCCCGGGGGTGCGGCGAAATTGATTGTTCCGCGCGCGCCAAGCGACCACCCGGTCGCCATTATGGCTCCATCGACGCTGATCTTGAGCGAAGCGGCCACGGGGCGCGTGATCCTGCGCACCTGCGGCTCCGCACCTTCACCGTAGAGCTTCACCAGCGGGTAGGCTGTCCTCAGGCCATCACCGGTGCCGATGCGCTGGTCCAGGGCCGTGGGCGTTCCGGTCATCCCGTTCGAGCTGAAGTCCGAAGGGTCGCGCAGGCGGAAACCGCGGGCCGCTCCCCGCCGGGCCCGAAAGAACGTGAGCAGCGCCCCGAGATCTGCTTCCGAACGAATTCCCGGCCCGACGTCGAACCGCAGGCGGGCGTCGGCCCAGACGCTGTTGCGACGCTCGAAGCCGGACGCGGTAACCGTCACGTTGGTCGAGAACTCGGGAGTAACGGATGTTCCGATGCCCAGCGCAAGCGGATAGGCGACATCATCGAAGGCTTGCATCTGATCGTCCTGTGAAAGGTCAGGGAGGCGCACGAAGCCGTCCCGGCAAATTTGCGGGAGAGCCCAGACAAATATTCGCGTCACGCCGCGTGTCCGGGCTTCGTCGATGCCAAGATCTATGTTCCGCCATGCGTCCTTGTCCGCGGGAAGTAGGACGAAGCCGGCAAAATAGTCCTGGTGCTCCAGATCATACCCAAGGCGAGCGTCCAGCGCGGCGTAGGCGCCGTTGCGCAGACCGGATGCACCGGCCGTAAGCCAATCGTAGTCCTCCACCTGAAGCCGGTCGAAAGCAGGCGAATGCCAGCCTGCGGGCAGGTTCGCGCGCCTGGCCTCGGGCATGGCAGGGTCGAGCAGTGTCGGCGTGAACGCCAGCAGCAGCACTTCGGCTGTTCCTGGCGCAGCCGCGTCGCGGATGGCGTCGCGCAGGCTCAGTGTCGCATTGGCCAGGATTGTTCCGGCGTTATCCAGCAGTGTCGTCTGCGTCGACGCCAGCGGCGACCGCAATGAGCCGACGTCCGCCGGGGTGCCGCCGAGTGCTGACTTGGCGGCAGCATCGTAAATGTGGATCCGAGCATCATGATCGATCCACCACCAAGGTTCACCGATCTGGACCTGCACTGGCAAATCGGCTGCCTTGAGCAGGGCCGTAAGCAAACGAGCGATTTTCTCCAGCCAGGCCATGGCTGCCGCGTTGGCTGGAGATAGCAGGGCCGAAGGCGGGACCCAGCCAGTGCGTGCCGGTGTGCCGTCGAAAGCCCGCTGCTGCCAGGCATCGGGGCAATGCTGCGCCAGGCATTCGAACGAGAATGAGAGGATGGGGGAAATGCCGAGTTCTGCCGCTGCTGCCAGGAAGCTCTCGTGCCAGGTCATGGCCGGGGTGCAAAACGCGCTCGCTGCCGGGTCAACCATGAAGCCACTGCCCTCGGCCTTGAGGTTGAGGAAATGGCTCATGCCCACGTAGTGAACAATCCGCCCCCGGTAGCCGAGCGCCATGACATTGCGCAGCACCCGGGTCGGGGTAAGATTGCAGCTATCGTCATAGGCGGTGGCGCAGGATACGCCGTGCGGCGGAACCATTGCGTCGCCGATATTGAGCATCGACCGTTCGCCGTCGCAGCGGACCTCGGTCAGCTCAGCCCAGCCCTCGACTGGGGCAGAAAGGGCTTCTGTGCTGCCGGGCGAATAGGTCGGCGGCACGAAGGAGATGAACATGCGGTCGATATCCCGCGGGTAAACCGGGTCTGCTTCGCCCGGCAGCAGAAAGCCGCCGTCAAGATCCTCGAACGGAATTTCGATCCGGGCATCTGTTGGCGAACCGGTACGAGCGTAGTTCCACAGGCGGACGTACCATGTCCGGCTGGCTCCGGTCGCATCACGTCCTTCAATGGTGAGCGTTGGACCGTTGACCGCATCGAGTGCGATGATCCCTCCGGATCTCCAGCGAAACGTCAGTGTGGTGCGTGAATAATCCCGGTCGGTGCGGTAGGCGAGCAGTGGGTGGTCGAACCTGTCGGCGCTTTCCCAGATCACGCCGGCGAGATCTCCGCGGCGCATGAATTTGGTATCTACGCGTAGTGCATCTGCGGCGATCACCGTCACGGCAGCCATCATCGGCCGAGGGAAATTCACGGTCCAGAATTGCGGGTCAAAGCGCTGGATCCAGTCGCTGTCCTGACCCTTTCTGGTGGAAGCCAGCCAGAATGTCATTTCGGGTTTGCTCCTAACCTTCGCGAAGCGCGCGGCGAACGGCGCTGGCGACTTGGCGGCTCGAACGCTGCAGGGCTTGCGCACCATCGCTGCCGGAAGCTGCGTTGACGTTGATCGAGACGCGAACCTCGCGCGGGGCGGCAAGCGTGCCTGCAGCCTCGACCCGGCCGGCCGAGGTTGGAACGAACATCTCGGGGCCATTTTCGCCCACCATGTAGCCGCGCCCCGGCGAAACCGGACCGCCAGTTGCCCGGCCGGGGAGGCCCAGTACGGAGCCGAGCAGCCCGCCCAATCCGAACAGGCCGCCCATGCCGCCGCCAGACCCAAGCGAGCCAAGACCGGCTTTCAACGCCTGCATGGCGATCGCATCCAGCACGTTCATCGCCGTGCGGCGCAAGTCCTCGAAGCCCAGGCTGCCGCGGCGGATGGCGCCCAGCAGCCCTCGTTCAAGCACGTCCCCGGCCCTGGCGAACCCGTCGGTCAGCGTCCCGTCGAACGTGCCGCGCATCGCGGCGATGTCTTGGGCGAACCCTTGGGTATTTGCGCGAACGTCCACGAGAAGGGTGTCGACCGCATCAGTCATTGTCGTGCTCCATCAGGCGCGTCAGTTCCGCGCGGCCGAGCGGTGCGGCGCAGCCGCCCTCCACCGGCATGAGGATCGCGGCGAGCTCTGCCGGCGTTGCGCTCCAGAACTCATCAGGCCGCCAGCCGAGGAAGCGCCCCGCCACACCTGCCAGCTGTCCGGCAGCGACGGCGAACCGATCGGTCACGCCGCACCCTTGAGGATCTGCTCCAGCAGCATGCGCAGCGGCCCCGTGGCCGCGGCCAGGCCCTGCGTGGCAATGGCTTCACCCACCTCATCGCGGTTGATCCGGTCGCGGTCGGCAAGACAGTGCCAGAACAGTCCGGCCACCTCCGCCAGGCGCAGCTCGCCCGCCCCGGCACGTTCGACCAGCGCGAACAGCGAACCGAGCTCCTCCTCGGCTCCGACCAAGGCGGAGTAGGTGGGGCGCAGGAGGCGCGGGCATCCGCCGATGATGAGTATTGCTTCGCCGCGCATCGGATTGGCGCAAGGGTTCACGCGGTCACCACGTGGCCGGAGCTTTCCAAAGCCAGCGTGTAGTTGCGCTCGCCGTTGAAATCGCCCGCGTAATCGAGGCGGGTAATCAGGAATGCGCCGCGCATCTTCGCCCCGTCCTCGAAGCTCAGTTCATAGTCGGCCAGGGTTCCGGAAAGGGCGCAGTCCCGGATCTGGTTCTCTGCCGAACTACCAAGGAAAATACCCGCGGCGCTGACTGAGACATGCCGTACGCCCGCGCCCGAAAGCAGGTCGCGCCAGCCGCCGCTGTCCTTGCTGGTGACGACCACGGCATCGCCGGTGATCGACATCTGCGTCGTGCGCAGCCCGGCCACCGTGCGGTAGGTCGGAGTGGCGGCACCGTCGGAAATCTTGAGCAGGAAGGCGGCGCCTTTCTGAGCTGCCATGGCGTTTCTCCAGAATGTAGGGGGATGGCAAAATGGTTTGCGCGGTCAGTCCGCGAACAGGCGGAAGCGGTATTCGGTCAGGATCGAGCGGACATTGGCGGCGCGTTGCTGGCTCCGCGCCCGGATGAAGTTTGCGAATACGATGCGGTAGCCGTCCTGTTGCGCAGGCAGGGAGGCGATCCGGTTCTCGATCACCGAAACCAGCTCCGCCGCGGTGTCCGGGCGATCTCCCCGGCAATGCAATTCGAGCGCGATCCGAACCTCGCGGCCGTCCCGATCCTTGGTGCTGGCATCGATGCTCGCACTCGTGGCTATGGCCAACCAGGGGAGTGCCGCCTTCGCCGGCGCTTCCTCGGTTACCGAG